TCAAGAGACTGAGGCAGATGAGGAGCAACCAGAGGATATGGAAGAACCAGAAGATAAGGGTGAAGCCGAAGAGAAACCTATAAAGAAACCAGAATCTAAAAAAGAAAAAGCTGCAAAGAAAATTGTAAAGAAGATGGGTGATAAAGGTAGATATGATTCAACAAATCAGTTAAAAACATTAATCGTGATGCAAGTCTTAGGTGACTCAAAAACATTTTTTGATTCACAAAAACAACTTGTTGATCGTCAAGATTTTTTTACGGACTATATGATACCAGACGCTAAACTACAAAATAATAATATAGCTCAATGGTTTTTATTTGGTGGAAGTAATGTTAAAATGGATGAAATGATTATGCAACAATGGCAGATGGGTTCGGAATAGCAATGGCTGAAGTTGAATTTGCGGGTTTGAAGTTTAAAGGCGGACGTATATTCGTCATACTTACTGCTTTGACTACATTAGGTGGTGGTCTTTGGGGTGGCTTTGAATTCTACAAAGATTATCTGACAATGAAAGAACAGATACAAGAATATGTTGCACCTGATTTATCTGGCTTTGATAAAAGAATAGATTTAACAAAAGAAGAATTAAATAGCAAAACAGATCTTATACA